TGTCTTTAAAGGATCTACAGGTTGTCTGTGTTTAATTTCAGCCTGTCGATTAAGTCTCTCAAACTCTTTCAGATGTTGCTGATGAATAACTCTCTGATACTCACGAATCATTAGAGCATTTTGTTGGTATGGAGTTATTCTCATAGCCCAATCTTTCCCAGTAAAAGTGCCACAATCTTGTTTGATAAATCATCTGGTAAGAACCTTAAGAAACCTAAGAACCAATAAGCAGCCAATCCGTAGCACATAACCCTACAAAATAAATCAAACTGCTTTTGATACTCATTCATCTTCCACACCTATGAGTAGTTGCACAGAAGTCCATCATCTCGTTAATGCCAATACCCAGTAGCAATAACAAGAAAGCACAGGCTCCGATAGCTACAGCCCATTCAAGTTGTTCCTGTTCCTTCTGTTTAAGCCTCTTCTCTTCAGCCTTTAAAGCTGCTATCTCTTTGGCATCATCCCTGTCCATTTCAGCTTGACGAGCCTTAATCTTATTCCAGACATCAACCTTACCTGTCTGCATGAAGAGCATCTTAAGTTCCTCTTCAAAGGCTCTTGCTTGTTCGAGAGCCATTTCAATCTGGAGAGCAGTTCCCATGTTGGAACCCTTTTTCTCCCGTTTAGCTTCGAGCATAGCTTTGGTAGCTTGGCTCTTAGCATCAAACATCTTACCGATCATAGGAGCAAGACCACCGATATCGTTGGCTACCTTGCTTGCCTTCTTGACCATCCCTATTGCTTTTTGTAGCCCATCCAGAGCCGCTATGGGGTCGATCATTTATAGTCCTTTATTTAGTTATTCCATACCTTTAGTTTGCCTGTTGTACTCTTGTAGAACTTGAGCACCTGTAATACTGCCTTCTTTGGTAGCTCTAGAAGTCAGCATCTGTCCAATCTTCTTAGCTGCATCGGGACGGCTACGTAACAATGTTTCCATTGCTTTGATACCGCTTTCAGAGTACAGCACTGGAGAACCTACAGATAAGCCTGCAGCTACAGCAGGATTCTGGAAAGCTGCCATCAAGCCTGAAGCTTGAGTAGCTAAACGACCTTCCAAAGTAGACCGAGCATCACGTTCAAGCACAGACAAAGCTGCATCTGAAATATCCTGACCTCGTGCAGTACCAGCTGCAAAGGCTGTCTTGTTTCTAGACATATCACGTTGTCTAACAGCTGTGCTGTATTGCTTAGGGGTAAACACACCATTAGCTGCGCCTGAGTTAGCTGCTGCTGTCTTCATCACTGCAATATCACCGTAAGCACTATCAATACGTCTTAATATAGAGGATTGTTCAGGATTCTGCTTACGTAGAGCACCTTTCATAGAATCTAGTACCTCACCTAAAGCATCGCCAATCTCTCGCTCAGCTGCTGTGGTACTATTCTTGTAAGAGATTACTTTCTTAAGCAAGTCAGATTCAATATCTTTGTATGATGGCCCATCAATCTTACCGTCCTTAGGTAAGCGACTAAACACTGTTGAATCAACAATGTCTTTAACAGCTTGACGCTGTTGTGCACTTGGAAGACTAGGTGAACGAGTTACTTTAAGTATGTTTGTATAAGTTGGGAAGTCTAACTTAAAGTCCATCTTCTGCAAGACTTCATCATACTTATTAGATACTGCTGTGTTAGCGTGTTGAACAGCGTCACGACCAATCACATCCTCAGGAAGAGCATCGTCAATCTTCTTAAGAGCTTTGTTAATGATTCCTTTGTTAAACGAATACAAGCCACGCTCTTTAGCATTAGAGATATAAGAACCTACTAGTGGCAAGTTTTCAGCAAACTCTTCAAAGGCTTTAGCTTGACCGCCCATGAGCTGACCGGGAGTCATCTTGACACCTAGATCACGCATTGTCTGTTCAGCTTTAGATGCAAGAGGATTTAGCACAGCTCCAGCACCTTTAACTAGACCTGCACCAGCTACGCCAAAGACACCTCCACCTGCAGTTTGTTTAAACTTTTCTTCAGTAAATCCTTCAGTATCTGTAACAGGAGCAATAACACCTTGAGTTGCACCTATAGCTGCAGCTTGAGCAAGTGGCTTAGCAACCATAGAGCCTACAGCACCACCAGCAAGCAAGTTAGCAGGACTAAGCAAGCTACCACCCAATCGTGCCCAGTCTGTACCTTCCTCACCTGCAGCAGTTCTTTGAGCTTGATATTGTTGCTCCCTCTGAGGAACAACTCTTTCAGCAAAAGCTTGAGCTTCTTTAGGATAGAAACCTACAGCTTGCATACCTTTAGCCATCAACTGACCTGCACCATATACAGGATCCATTACACCCTGCAAGAAGCCACTAGGAGCCTCTTGAGGTTGTGCTGGTTTAGTTGGTGCAAAGTCAGCTGCTGTAGCTAATCCAGCTTTAATTGCTTTAGCTTGAATGTCAGCCTTTGATGTACCTTCAGGGACACCTTGAAGGATTGTCCCATTTGGAAGTTCAATATCCATGTTATTCCTTTAAATCAGACCACTTAACCGTTCCTTTTACAGGGCCAAGAGGTAATGGTTTTCCTTTAATTGTTGCTTCCTGTTGTGCTTCCAAACGTTTAACACCTTCATCGATCTTTTCCTTGGCACGTTTAAGAATCTTCTTAATTGAACCAGTTTCAAGTGTTGTGTCTCCAGCCATCACAGAACGTAAGTATTTAAGTTCTTCAATTGAGTCATTACCACCAAACTCTTGCAAGCGAGGAATAACGACATCACCGATATAAGCTCTAAATTGTTCTGTATTCTCTAAGGTCTTCTGACCGCCTACCACACCTTTAGAGTATTTAGCTGCAGCTTCCATTGTTGGGCCGTAACCACCTGCAAAGATACCTTTATCTGCCATCTTTAAAGCATCATCAATTGATTTCATGGCAGTATATTTGCCTTGAACTTCAACAGATTGTTTACCAACCCCTTTACCAGCTTCAGCACCTGCAGCCTTGGCTTGAGCACCCACCATAGCTTCCCCAAGTTTACTAAGGCCAGTACCTAGTGATTCTTCAAGCGTCTTACCTGCAGAACCTAGATCAGCAATAACTTCACCTGTTTGTGAGTTAATAAGTTTAGTACGACCATCAGCTTTAATAACTGTTGTCTTAGCATCAGATTCTTTGAACTTAAGATCTCCAACATCGCCAGTTTCTTTGAATGTTTTTAAACTTGTAGTGGTGTAGACACCTTTCTCTAAAAGTTTCTGGAAAGGATCTGCAGCAACTTTCTCACGTTCACGTTGCTTAATAAGAGCTTGTTCAGAACCAATCTTAGCCTTAGACAGTTCCAAAGCATCAGCACGTTGCATAATTTGAAAACCTAGTTCAGGATCTGTACCTTGCAAGGCTGCAGCCATTTGACGCAAGCCTTCAGGAGTATTAGTATCGAACTGAGAAGCCATCTGACGAAGCATAGTAGCTCGTTTAATAGCTGGATCTTGTACATCAACACCCATAGCACCAGCTAAGCCACGACCTAAGTTGCCAGTGTTCTTATAGATGTTATAAGACATCTGTTGCTGAGGAGTCATCGTAGCAAACTGCGAAGCTTTCTGTTCTACCAGTTGACGTTGCATTTCCTCAGGAGTACCCATGCCTCCGAATAAACCTTGAATTCCTTGTGTAGCCATTGTGTTTCCTTAGAGGTAATTACCTAAGTCTTGATTACCGTAATAAGATCCAGTACCAAAACTTGTTGGGAATGCTGACATAGCTGTTTGAGGTGTTCTACTAAGTCCTGAAATCAACTGACTGATAGGGTCTGTTAAACCACCTACTACAGCATTGTTACGTTGCATCTGCAAAGCTGCTGCCTGTTGTGCTGCTTCATTCTGCAATAAAGCACCTTGTTTAGCTGCTGCTGCAACACTTGAGCCTAGACCAGCACCTAGATTCAGTGCATTAGCACCTTGATTCTCCAAGTTAATAGCTTGCTGAGTGTATTGAGTATATGGAGCCAAAGCTTGTGTCTGTAATCCAAAACCTTGACCTGCCAAGTTCAAACCACCTGTCATCAATCCCTGACCGAACTGTACTTGCTGATTACCGAATGTCTGAGCATTAGCAGCCAACTGAGCATCTTGCTGAGCACGAGCATTCATAGCAGCTGCAATAGTGGGATTAGTCGCCTGAAGTCCGGGAGCACCTTGAGTATATCCTTCTGAAGTTGCACCTGTAGCTAAACCCATACGACCTTGCTGTTGCTGTTGGTTATACAACTGGGCCATCTGCTGTTCACGACCCGGAGCAAGTAACTGTTGCTGTTGTGTCATGTACTGCTGAGCAGCTGCTTGAGGAGTCTGAGCTACGTACTGAGCACCTAAGTTAAACAATCCAGCAGCTTGAGCATTGACATTAGGTTGATATGCTTGAATCTCTTGAGCCTGACCTAAGCCAGTACCTGCCATGCCCATCAGACCTTCACGGGCTGCAGCTACGTCAGGAGCTACTTGATAACCTGCACCTGTTAGTTGTCCTGTAGTAGGGTCGTATTGAAAGCCTGACTTACCGAACCTTGTAGTAACTCCTACAGGTCGAAACTGTGCAGCCTGTGCAGCTGCATTAGCTGCATTAGTGGTAGCATTAGCAGCTTGATTAGCTGAATAAACACTACCTGCAGTGCCCAACAAAGGGCCAATTAAATCTGTCCAATCAGCCATATTAGTATGTGCCTCCGTCCACGGTTGCTGTGAATGTACCTGAAACTGTTAAATTAGCAGCTGTAATAGTTCCAGTGAATGTTGGGTTAGCTTTATCAGCTTTAGAGTTAACTGCTGATGAAATAGCGTTGAACTCAGTATCAATATCAGTACCCTTGACTAACTTGCTGGGATTACCAGAAGCTAGTGAGTCCTTAATTGCAAAGTCTGTACTCTTAGTGTAATTACTCACATTAATCTCCTAGTTATCTTATACGACCAGCTTTAACGTAACAGTCAAGCTTTTGTAGTGAAATCTCAAAATTGTTAATATCTAGTTCCATACCAATTTGTAAGACATTACCTGAACCACTGGCTTGAATCTTCTTATTGTCAAACACGATACCAGCTGTATACTCACCTATGTTATATTCAGCGATACCATATTCAGCTATTGAAGTACTGCCTAATTCAATGGTTCTAGACTGATATGCAGCACTATAATCAAAGCCATACTTAACAAAGACTACAGCTGTATTTCCACCAATGAATGTTAAGTTAATCTTCTTTAATATCTTTAATGAAGTAGGACTTCCAAAGTCAAAGTAGTTAGTATAGTATTGTACTCTATAAGTATCAGTGTTGTCAAGGTTTGTGTTATATTTTCCAATAAAACTTTCTTGTCCTAGCAATAAATCTTTATTACGGGTATAGAAGAAAGCTTTAGGAGTGATATTATTCCACGTTGTAGTCTTAGCTGCACCATTCTGAAGCTGTCCTCGCATATCAAAGCAGTAGACAGTATTGACTGTAGGTAGAGACAATAAGTAGAAGGCATCCTTGTCTGAATACACAGCCTTGATATTAGCTGCGGTCTCAGAAGATAAATCCTCTACCAGAGCATCCTTAACATTCAAGCTAAGCTCTCGCATTGGAGCTGACTTCTCTTGAATGGTACGCATGAGTGAACGTACACCAGTATCTGACAAGAAGACAATATCACTACCAGTCTTAACTACTGAGTCTCTAGCAAAGCATCCAATACCTGTGATAGTATCTGACAGTGTTAAGTTATTAGGATCTGTAGCATTGGAGTAGATAAGAATCTGTCTACGACCGAAGATAATTAAGAAACCATTATGTGAGGCTAGAGCTGTAATCTCATCAGAGCCTGCAGGCCACACTTGAGATACATCTAAAGTCCCTGATGTACCAGTATTCAAGACATGACCTGATAACAGATCTGAGAACTGTACAGTACTCTTGTCTGTTGCATTGTTAGCTGTCCAGATACGACCATAGGCACTGATAGCACAGTTGTTACTTTTAACTGTACCTAAGTAACCAGTCTTCTCAGAGATACGCTTGTACGTAGTTGCACTGGTCGCAGGATCGAACACTAGAGGATCATGTCCAGCTTGATACAGGAAGATACAGCCATTCAACGGAGCCATCTGCCAATGATCAGCTGTAATGGTAGGAGCTGTACCACCACCTCCGTAGCTCAGCTGAGTCAGTGTTGAACCTGACAACTTGAATAGTTTATTGTTACCAGCAGCTATAATGTAAGAGTTACCTGAGTTATCAATCAACTCACCAATAGCTTTTACATCATAACCTGTTAGAGCTGCCAAAGAAGAGTGAGTTGTAGACCAACCCTTTCTAGCACCAATACGTCCGAACCTGTCAATGACACAGTTCTGAGCAACAGTTGCAAACCCATTGTCTAGATTGACAGATGAGTCTTGCAAGTTCAGCCCCATGAATCCCGGAGCTTGAACTGTTGTAGTTAATAACTGTTCTGCCATTTACACAGCACTCCAAACTACTGAGTCTTCATAACGGTTTCTCTCCAAAGCAATAGCATCTGCTAAGGCTAATCTGTACATCAAGTAAGCTTCAGATGCTGTTACACCTGAGTCTTCACCTCGCTCAGCAATAGCTTTAGAGTATGCTAACAGAGAGGGCAAGTGAGAGGGTATCAAGAGAGTATCTGAGTCATTCACTAGATCCACTGTAGGTATTACTAACTCAAACCTTAATGAATA